ATTACCATTATGTAGATTATAACTTATGTATTTTGGCGTACCCAATATACTCGTACAATATAAATCGGATTGATGTTCACCGTTTTTATCAATGTAAAAGGTGGCCAACCCAAAATCAATCAAATAAACTTCATCATTAGATATCATAAAATTCTGTGGTTTGATATCCCGATGAATAATGTATTGTTTATGAATAGTTTCTATAATATCTATGCAAACCGCCATTATTTTATTAATTTTTTCTATTGATAACACTTCTGTACAGAAGTTATAAAGAGAGGTATCATAATAAGTCATAATTAAATAACTATTCGTAAAATCAATTCCATACCAATAGACGATTGGAGTAACGCGAGAACCATGGTCATATAAATACTTTAAAATAGTGGTTTCATTTTTTAATAATTTTATAGAAGATTTTCTACTCTCTGTTTTGATAGCAATCATTTGATTGGTTTTACAGTTTATTCCTTTATACACAATTCCGAATTTTCCATTTCCGATTTTATCTAGGATTTTATATTTTTTTCCGATAATTGCTGATTCCATTTATTTTCATAGTCAAAATATCTTTATTCATATTTAATATCTTAAACAATAATATATGGTGCCGACATTTATTTTAAACGTTTTCAAAGATAAAGTAGAAGGCATAGTAGATAAAATCGGCCTATCATCCTATTTTTTATTGGGGTTTTTTAATGTAATTTATTTTTCGGCATTATTTGGTATAGTTTTTTTTAATCAGCAATACATTAACATTTTTAATATTGCGGTACATACTCTCCTATGTTTTTTCCTTTTATATCGGTTTCGTCCTGGGCAAAAAACCGTAGAAATAAAACAGTATGACCAAGTTATTATTTTTAGTATAGCTTTTTTCCTGTTACTTAATTTAGGTATAATTGAAATCGTAAAACGATTTATATTAGAAGGTAAAATTGAATTACCAAATGATACAAAATCATCTACCCAATGATAATATATTTACAAATGACCGAAAAAATAAACATAAATGAACTTTTTGAAAATGCAATGAAAGACCCTACTCTGTTTTCATCATTAGACATTAATAAATTATTAGAATCAGTTGAAAATGATAAAAATGATTATTTGGAGAACAAATCTATGAAAACAATAACTACTGAAATCTATGAAAAGATAAATGAATTATTAATTCCACAAAAGTGTAAATTTGATTATTGTCAGAAACTTGTAGGATATCGTTTGGTGGACGATGTTCATGAATTACATAAAGGAAAACACATAAGATGGATAAGGGAATCAAAGATTAATTTAACAAATGGTGGAATTGTCATGGATGTAAAATTTCTAGACAATGGAACCCAAGTCCTTTGTATGAGCACAGGAAAAAGATTTATTCAATTTAAATATGATGAATGTACCATATTTCAAAAAATGAGCATGGAAGAGCAGTTAATTATTATGGCATATGACTATTTACAGCGATAAAATCAGCGCGTTTTCTTTCGGGTAAACCTTCCACTAGGATACCTTATTTTTTTAGTTCGCATTTTTTTCTGAGTTAAATAAAAGAATTCTCTCACATGATACATCATTTTTTGGGCTACTTGTATATCAACAAGGGATTTTAAGTTACCAGTTAATAAATTACTGTTATTTTGCCCAAATTGTAAAAAATTATTATATAATAAGACATTTGTAGTACTCTTTTCAAATAAAGTTGAATTAATAAATCTATCAATAATAATAGTAGGTGAAATATTATGAAAATAAGACATAGGTTGGATATAATAAACATGGTCGTTTTTCATTTCAAAAAAATAGGAATTATCAATAAAACAAATTTTGGTTTTAGGAGGTAACAATGTACACTTTATAAAATCTTTGTAGGTTTTGTTATGTGTTGTTCTCTTCATTTCTACTATTTTATTATTAATTTTAAACGCACAAATAATCTGGTCAAACAATTCTGTTTCGGTTTTTAATTTATAATCAAAATATTTCGCAATAAATTTGCACCATTCTTGAGAACATTGGTTATTGGTATAAATATATATTTTATCACAAATGCCCTTCTTTTTTTTATGATATAAGAATTCCAATATGGGTATGATTCCGTATCTGATAAACTCTGGATAAAGGTCTAGTAATTTATTAAAATTTTCTTGTAGTTTTAATTTATTGGGAATACTTCGCCACAATATTTCTAAATCAGAAAATGTTCCCAGAGTTTCATCAAGGTCAAATGCAATTACAATCGGAACTTTTTTATAATTATTATTGTGTGAAAATCCTTTCCCTTTATAAATGGTAATTTCATTATCACTATTACTGTACATTATAATATCTAGATAAAAATAAATATTATAAATTTTATAATTGTAATTACAATATTACACACCTGCTCCAGTAGAACCAAACCCCCCACTACCTCTTACAGTATGTGATAATTCATTTTCACTTACCATAACTACAAATATAGGACAAAGGGATGGATGACAAATTTGTACAAGTCGCGTGTTTTGCTCAACAACATATTGAGGATTTGTTAATTGAAGACATCTGAATGCTCCAATAAGACTGCCTCTGTACCCAGAATCAATAATACCAGTATGATTTGCTAACATAAGAGGGGTTTTAGATATACTAGAACGAGGATGAATTGTAAAAGCACAGGTTCTATAAAAATTAGAAGCTACATCACAGTAAACCATTTCGCTTTTAACTTGAAAATCAATAAATTTAATTACGATTTTTTTATCAAACACAGTTTCCCCTGGAACAAATAAGTCAAATCCCGAATCAGCAAAATCGTTGTTCAACATAGCAGTATTGTGGACTTCAATCTTATTTTGATATAAATTATATAAATCTTGATTATTTGGGTCAACGGCCAGTTTTAAAATAGCAAAATTATGAGAAGTATTTGGGAAAGTATAAAACAAAGAATTTACTAGATTTTCAATAACAGGGTCACCTTGCATATGTTTATCTTTCATGATGTTTGTTTATATATATTAAAAGCCGAATTATATTTATATTATTTTGCAGAATGAATCTTATATTCCTTCCATGAGATATTTTTAGATTCAACCGGTTCAATTTTATCTCCTTCATGCTCCTTATCAATATTATCTGCTCGTTTAATAGCAGAGTCAATATATAATTCTTTTAATATTTTCCCGACCATAACCGAACCTTCATGTTGGTCAACTCTGTTATCTTCTATAAGTTTTAAAATAGTTAACAGTTTGGTCATAATTGTTAAATCTAGTTCATTCTTTACCATTTTATTAAAGATATCGGTATAATTATTAAAAAGAAAACGACATTCGCCTTCACATAATTCCGCGAATTTTTCAGAATCCATATTAGGATTCGCCATTCGTAACGTATCAATTCTTCTTACATCATCCCTAATTAATTTACTGTGTTTTAACTTCCTAATATTATCTGTATTGTTTTCGCATTCTGATTCGTCAATAAGCTTTTTTAAGTTTAGACGTTCTTGATTATTAAGTGATGCCATTATATACTTTTACTTATTATTTTTTTATATTAGTAAACAAACAATATACAAAAGTTTAGCAAAAACCGTTAGTAATTTTCTTATGGTCCTAATAAAATTTTTTATCTTACAAATATGTATATTAGAAAATGAAATCATCTATGTTTAATGTTATAGTCTCAGTTATAGTTGTAACCGCAATTATTTCTAGTTTAATGTATTCTAGTAGTAATGTACGTCCATATTCAGATAACAATATCTTCGGCCACCAATATCCTTACGAAGGTTTCCATACATTAGAATATTTAAATAATAACCAAAAAGTTAGTGATTTAACAGTAAATAATAATTTAATTAACAACGCAAATGCATCTGACTGCAAGAAAATAAGGGGATTTAATGGTCTTTTTTGCAAACCCTATGTTGCGGATAGCAAAATAGATGTTTTTTCTGATGTTAAGGGCGACCCTTCATGTTTTGGACAAAGCTCAGGACTTTCTAATTCAAAGGGAAGTTTATGTTTAGGAAATGAATTGACCCAAATGTTACAGACCCGTGGAGGAAATCAAACTGGAAAACCTGACCAATATGGCAAGTAAAAAAACGTATTATTTGGTATCAAAATTTGTATAACATTTTTTACAGTAATAGATTCTTTTGGATGATTCTGATGAAATATCAATATCATCTTCTACTACTTGATGAACACAATGTTTATCTATGTATTCATTTACTAATTTTACTATTATAGAATATTCGGCATTTTGATTTGAGACAGGTAAACCACTTAAATATGTTTTTGCTCTAGACATAAGTTCAATATCGGGTTGTTCCATTAAAGGTAATATATAGTAAAGAATTGTTTCTATATTTTCTTTATTGAATAAACAATAAAAAAAAATAAAGGTTTACTGCGGTAATCAATCGTTCTTATCTAATTATAATTGTTTATACGTACATCGCTAAAACACTTTGATTTTGCTTCTCATCATTCTTAATCAAAATATCCACTACTTTTTTAGTAACAGTAAACGGAAAACTTACCTCTAGTTCCATATCTTTTCCAAACAAATTAGATTCGGGTTTTACCAACCGGAACAGATTTAGCTTCGTATAAACGATTTCTAGACAACGTTTCAAATTACGAACGCCTGCCTCCTCATTGGTAAGAACCGTATTTGAAATAATGTATTGTAGAGTATCATCAGGAATGATAACATCCTCTTCCTTAAAATTAACCTGTTCCCGAATCTTGGGTAGCAAATAATTTCGTGCAATGGTAACCTTTTCTTTTGCTTCATACCCCTTGGTCTGAATACGATACATACGGTCCTTCAAAATAGGATTTACTTTACTTTCATCATTGTAACTAAAGATGAACAAGCATTTACTCAAATCAAAATCAATCTCCGAAAAGTACTTATCATGGAATTGACTGTTCTGAGAAGTATCGGTCAAATGTGTCAAGATACCAATAATCTCTTCACCTCTAGGAGTATCGCTAATTTTATCCAATTCGTCAAAGTAAATGACCGGATTCATGCATTTACTATCAATCAATATTTGTACAATTTTTCCCCAGGTACTTCCTTCATATGTATAGGAATGTCCCTCTAAGAAACTACTATCCGTTGCACCACCTAGAGCAATAAATGCAAAAGGCCGATTTAAAATTTTACTTACACCTTCTTTTAAAAGAGTAGTTTTACCAGTACCAGGTGGTCCATGAATGGCTATAGCAGTTCCAATAGCTTTTGGATTGGTAATAAGTTGTCCAAGTAGTTGCATAATTTGCATTTTT